AATGCAACCAGATGGCGGTGGTGGAGGCGGTGGAGGTGGCGGAGGTGGTGGCGGAACGTAGCCACAAGTAGCACTATTGCTTTGATACAAAGTACTGTAAGTTCCACAAATACCATCGTGGTACAACCTGTAGAGATTTACTCCGATACAAGTCTCTATTCCCGTGTAGACATCTTTGTTTCCGCAAGAAAGGCGGTAAGTTCTTTTAAGTTTACTTCCTGTAAAACGTTCTAATGAAAACTTAGCTTGTGCCGTGCGGCTGATGGACGCATTTACAGCCCTGTAGATCACGTAATTTCACAACCAAAAATATTAAATGACAGGTTTGCACTAGAAGTGTAGACGGTGATAATGTCAGACGCTTGAAGGGTGATACCAAGGGTTAAAGCGATTGTGTCGTTTGCTGCTACGGTGGCGTCATACGCAATGTAGTGTTGGTTGGCTAAACCTGCCCCGCCATTACGAACAGCAATTCGGTAAGTGGCTGAAGACGCTGAACGGTTACAAATAGTTACGGTTGAAGCCACGATTTGCAGACCAGCGCCAACGGTGTACATATCCGTGTTTGTTGTGGCTGCAGGGGCAGATTGTGCTAGTACTTTGTATGCTTGGGCCATGTTTCCTCTTTATAGTTCTGTAATGTATGGGATAAGTATATCAAACAACCCTGTACTAGCAATTAGGTGGTTTTTGCCCAATGTACGAGTTTGGCATAACATCTACTACTAAATGGATTCTGTCTTTACTGCTTAAATTCTCAACTTTATGTAGTTTGGTATTGTCTATTTCCCACACTTCTCCTTGAAGTAGATTTTTCTTTATTCCGTCAACATAAAACCAAACTTTATCATTTGTGATAATAGGGATGTGGTGTCTTTTGACTAAATTTAAGTAAAGTCCGTCATCATAATGCTCATTAATTTTCTTGCCAGCAGCCAGCTTTACAAGCATAGTTTTAGCAAGTTCTCCATTATGTAAGTTTTTTAAATAGTTTAAAATAGGCTTTAATAAGTTGACTAATTCATTATTTTCTAATGTAAAGCTATATTTGCATTTTACAAATTTGTTTGTTTTTAGGCTTTCTTCTTCCCAAGATTTAGCATCAAAATCAGTTATCTGTACGGTGTGGGTATGTCTATGAATAAAGAAAGTATCTTGCCTAAAAGTGTAGTTAAACCATTCCTGATTAAAACTTCCTACTATTTTAGCAATTTCTGAAACATCTTCTGTTTTATGTAAAACAAAAGCTGCCACTAATCAGCCGAAACCCAAACTTGAGTTGGTTCATCCCAATAATAACGAATAGTATTTGATGAATCAGAAGGCATTGGTGTTGGTGGTTTCCAATTGTAATCGCTGTCAAGATTCCATGAAGCAAATGGCTGTGGCAAAATGAATACGTCCGCTTCAGGGTTGTAGGTCATCCCAACAGTACCAAAGTGCTTACGAAAATTATGATTGTAACTTGTTTGCTTCCATTCACCATCAAGGCCTAATATATTAATAATAAAATCTTGACCAATTGGTTCGCTCTCTGGAAAAACATCGCCACAAACATCATTATTAATTACAATTACGTCTGTAACAACGTTACTTTCAACCTTAGCAAAGTGAGCCATATAAACTCCATTCATCCAGACGATTGCATTCTTTAATCAATTCATCAGGCAAATCTATATCTGCTGTACGCCGACTAATTTGTGGGCGAACATCGTGTTGACCGATAAGGCCGTATACAGCGTCGTTTTCTTTATGGTGATTTATAATGTTATTAAGGTCGTGTGCAAAAGGTTCCCAACCACAGTGGCTGTAAATGCGATCAAGTGATGCCTGGGTATTGTCAACAAGATCGTCATACGTTACAAACAAAAACTCGCCGTTATTGTTTTTTCTTGCCCACTCAACACCAGCAAGTGAACGCATAATTGGTTCACTACCGTCTTCAAGTATCATTTCCATATCTGTCCAACCATTTGCTTTGCGTAACGCTAAAAATGAAGCAACAACTTCAACAAGCGGTCTAACAAGCACAATAATTTTTGGTGCGTTATTAAAGTAACGGTTTAAGATTTCAACATTGGCGGGTAGGGTCCACGAACGACATTTATCAACGACAATCGGTTTTGCTACATCGGCATAGTAAGTGTGCGGTATCGGCTTAACTAAAGCATCAAGAATATCTTTGTTAGTTGCTTTAAGTTGTTCAGAGTTAACAACTGACTGTTGCATATCCCACATCAATTGGCAAACGGCTGAATTACCTTCAGCATGTATTTCAGGATTTTGCGACAAGATAGCCGACAACAAAGTTGATCCCGTGCGGGGTAATCCACTAAGTGCTACAAATTGTTTAATCATGTCCAAGTTAGCGTACCTGATCCAGTGAACCTATACACAGTAAAACCACCAGCAGTTGTAATACCCGGTGAGCCGGTTGTGGATGTTGCTTCATTGCCAGCAATTACTCTAACAAAAACTATTCCAGAACCACCGCCAGCACCTCCAAACCAAGCTTGGTTGTAGCCATTTCTGCCTCCTCCTCCACCGCCTCCGCCTGTGTTTGCGCCACCACCGCTTGGAGAACCGCCACCACCGCTACCACCGCCATCAACACCGCCAGAAGGGCCTGAATTATATTTTCCGCCTCCTCCACCGCCTCCGTACCCAACATTACTACCAGTAATTACAGTCTGTACTCCAGATTGTCCAGAACGAGCGCCACCGCCTTGTCCGCCTTCGTAACCGCCACCGCCTCCGCCACCTGCGCCTCCACCACCAGAACCGTTGCCAGCAGCGCCAAGACCACCACCTGTACTTCCTCCGCCACCAGCGGTACATGTTTTTGTAACAGCACCATCACCAGCAGCAACTACAAGACTACTTGTACCACCACCGCCAGCAACTGTTGCGGTTAAAACTCTTGGCGGAGTAAATGTGATTTGACTTTCCACAGCACCGTTACCACCAGTTTGGTTCAAAGTGCTACGAACACCTCCGCCACCACCACCAGCACCCTGCTTAAGGTTCCACATTCCTGCACCACCACCAGAACCACCGCCAGCAACAACAAGGAAATCAAAAACAATTGGGGAAACACCACCGCCACGTCGCAAAGAATCTACTTGTAATGTAGAGTTTGTTTTTTTAGAACGTGGGGCTAATGCTCCACCACTAACTTGTTTACCACCACTGGTATCTCTAAAAACTCTAGACATAATTTATGCCGTGATTCGGTTGACGTATCCTGACAACGAAATAACGTTTGTTGTTCCTGCCGCTGCTCTGATTGTTAAAGGAGTTGCGTTACCTTTAAGAATCAAACCTGGAACTATAAGGTACAACCCGCCTTTGGTTTTTACTGTGTATTCAATAATGTCATCTGGGTCTGTTACTCCACCAAAACCAATGCGTACAGCAACGTCTGATGTGTGGTTGTTTTGTGCGTAAATCCACACCTCATCAAAAACTACTGAACTTGATGAGCCAGTATGTATCAGTGTTGGCGATGTGGCAATTGCTGTTGCGACTACCTTGATTGCTCGCCCGTCAGTGCTTGACGAAAGAAGTTGTTTGCTAAATGTTGCCATGTGTTATCTCCTGTGTATAAGTTATTAGAAAATTTGTCCTGCGAGGATGAACTGGTCGTCCTCAGAATTTGCCATAACAAATTCCGTTGTGGCAATCTGTGTAGTGGATGTACCAACAGCCGCAGTAGGTGCTGTTGGCGTACCAGTTAAAGCAGGACTTGCGAGATTTGCTTTAAGGTTAAGAGCAGTTTGTTGTGCAGTGGAAACTGGTTTAGCGGTATCTGCCGTATTATCTACCGAGCCAAGCCCAACCATTGTTGCCGTGACACCCGAAACTGTGCCTGTAAATGTTGGCGAAGCAATTGGCGCTTTAGTGTCAATCTGAGTTTGAATTGCGGAAGTGACTCCATCTAAGTAACCGATCTCTGTTGACGTGACAGTACCAATTGAGGTGGTTGAGGGCAAAACCACTGTCCCAGTAAAGGTTGGAGCAGCTGTTGTAGCCAATCCTGTTACTACACCTGTGTTTCCATTTACCGAGGTAACACCACCTTGATAGGCAAGGCTGTTCCATGCTGTAGAACCATTACCAAGTTTAAGTTTCCCCGTGTCAGTCTCTCCACCCAGTTCGCCAGAGCCAAGCGTGGGATTAGCTGAAGTCCAGTTAGCCGCCGTATCTCTACGAATCAGAATTCGTCTAATTGTCATTACGCACCACCACCATCATCTACAAAGGAAGAGTTTAGACTTGAATCGGAAAATCCTCCATCAGACACAGTCTGTGCGAGAATTTTCCATACCCCATCATAATACAACCAAACCCGACCAGCTGCTACGAATTCATCCCCAGAAGATGGGGAGTTAGGAAAATCTAAAGGCATATGTCTCCTAAAGCGGTTTGATAATTATGGAACATTATGTTCAACTGATATCTCATGTTTTGTTACACCTTGTTCAGTCT